AATGAACGAACTTGGCATCATTTGCGACATTAAAGACAATAAAGCTAAGGTTGCTATTGGAGAAATGGTAACGGATTTTTTAAGTGTTTTTCAAAGTCTAGCTAATTCTTATGCAGTGAGCTTTTCTCCTTTAAGAATAGGAGAGCAAGTATTAGTCATACCTGTGCGTGGGGATTTAAATAGTGGAGTTATTTTGCGTGGGCTTTACCAAGAAAAACATAGAGCAAAAAACACAGATGAAAATACTTTTAATATAGATTTTGAAGATGGAACGCATTTAGAATACAACTCTAAGAGTAGCACTTTAAAACTTGATGTGGTTAAAAATATAAATATCACTTGTGTAGATAAAACCACCCATAACCAAAACAACACCTTAAATACTAAAAATCATACTACAAACGCTAATACCATAACGCTTAACGCTCCAAGTATTAATTTAAATGGTAATACTCAAATTGCAGGAGCAATTTCTACAAGTGGCGAAGGTGGGGCAAGTGGTACTTTTAGCATAAAAGGAAATTTAAACTTAATAGGCAATTTACAAGTTAGTGGAAATATAAGCGATAGCAAAGGTGATTTAACAAATCATACCCATTCTTGTACTTGTGGTGCCACAGCTTCGCCAAGATAGGAAAAACTATGAAAGAATTATTTTTGCTTTTATTTTCATTAGTCTTTTTTATGCTCTTTTGCATGGGGGCATTTTATGCTTTTTTAAACCTAAACTTTTTTATCAAAAGCATTTTTATAGGCTTTTTTATAGCTTTTATGTTTTTAGGATTTTCGCAAATGCTAGAAAACATTTTTGAATTTTACAAAGGTTTAAAATGAATTACATGGTAAGCATCGAAGAAAGCATTAAAGACATTTTAATCACTCCTTTAGGCTCAAGAGTAATGAGACCAGAATATGGTTCTTTACTTTATACACTCATAGATAGAAAAATCGATGATGATTTTAAGATAAAGCTTACTAGATATACAGCAGAGGCTATTTCAAAGTGGGAAAAAAGAGTAAAGCTAAAAGGTGTGAGACTTAATGAGTGTAAAGACAATAAATTAAGCATTACCTTGCTTTTTGAAAATTATGGGGATTTAACCATGGAGCTAGACAAATGAGTGAGCTTTTAAGTGCAAATGATAGCTATTTTAAACAAAGCTTTTTAAAGGATATCCCTTATCCACAAATCATAGAAGAGCTTGATTATGAAAAACTTTTAAAAGCCTATGAAGAACTTTTTAAAAGCTTTTTAAAAGATAATGTAGAGCTTTTAGAATCTGATCCTTTTAAAGCCATTTTAGAAGCTTTAGCTTATAGAGAAATGATAATTAGAGCAAGAATTAATGAGAGTATAAAAGCAACTTATCTTCATTATGCAAAGGGAAGTGATTTAGATAATGTAGTAGCTAATGGCTATTTGATACAAAGGCTTAAAGGGGTTAAGCCCACAGCTAAAGTAGAGTTTGAATTAAATACTTTACTTACTTATGATGTCATCATCCCAAAAGGTGCAATTTTTTCAAATGAAAAAGCAGACCTTGCCACTTTAAAAGAAGAAGTGGTGATTAAAAAAGGGCAAAGTAAAGCACAAGGTATTTTAGAACTTGATGAATTTATTCAAAGTAAAGAAAGTAAAACCGAGTTTTTACAAACTCCACTGCCTTTTGTAGCTAAGATTAAACAACTAGAATTTTTCAAAGGTGGAGCCAGTGAAGAAAGCGATGAGGCTTTAAGAGAAAGAGCTATAATGAGTGTACATCGCTTTTCAACCGCAGGAAGTGAAAAAGGCTATATCTATCACGCTTTAAGCGCAAGTGCAAAAGTCGCTTCCATAAAAGCTTTAAACAATGGAGCAGGAAAAGTAAGAGTTATCATTAAAAGCAAAGATGAATTAAGCGTTGATGTGGTTAAAGAGTATTTAAGTGCGGATGAGCGAAGACCTTTAACTGATGAAGTCAGCGTTGAGTTAGCTAAAAAAAGAGAGTTTATCGTAGATGCCAAACTTTTGCTTTTAGAATTAAGCCGTGCTAATGAAATAAGTGAAAAGATTCATGCTTTGCAAAAGGACTTTGATTTAAGTGTGGATTTAGCACTGGGATTTATTTATAAATGCCTTCATCAGGACGGAGTTTATAAAAGCGAAATTTTAAGCATTAAAGAAAAAATCATAAATGAAGAAGAGCAAGAATTAAAAGACTTGCCCTTAGAAAATATAATAATAGCTGATGATGAGTTTGCAACCCTTAGCTTTTCACTTAGTTATGAAAAGGCGGTGCTATGAATACACTAATACTAAACCACCATCCAAAACAAAGCAAAGCCATTGATTTAAGTGCTAAAACAAGATTTGAAGATTTAAATTTAGCTAGTATCACAAATCTAGCTCTAAATTGCGATGAAAGATTATTGCCAATTTTAGCTAATGCTTATGATGTAAGCATAGATGGTTTAGAAACAAAAGAAGCAAGAAAGCTTATATCTAAAGCCTTACTTTTAGATAGATACAACGGCACAACTTGGGCTATAAAAGAAGCTTTAAGAGCCGTATTTCCTACTGCAGTGGTTAAAGAGTGGTTTAATTATGGTGGAAAGCCTTATTTTTTTAAAGTTAAAGTAAGCACAACTAATGTTAGCTTTGATGAAAGAACGCTTAATACTTTAGAAAGACTAATTTATGATTTTAAAAATGTTAGAAGCGTTTTAGAAGCAATTGAAATAGAGATTGAAAGTAAAAATGATAGTTTTAATGCTAGTGTAGAAATAAGTGGAGAAACTATAGAAATCTTACCTTTTCAAACCACGCAAATTGAAAACAATCAGAAACCAAGTTTAAATGCAATGGGTGTTTTTATGTGTGAAATAACAAGAACTAATATTGATTTTAAAGGAGTGTATTAATGGCAAAAAGTGAATACTATACCATACTAACAAAAATTGGCATTGCTAAATTTATTGCCGCAAGAGCAAGTGGAAATGGTATCAATTTAAAAAGCTTTAAATTAAGTTCAAAAGTTATTTTGCCCAGCGAAGAAATGCAAAGCTTAGAAGAGATTGTTTATGAAGCTAATATTAGTAGCAAAAGCGTGGATGAAAGCAATCCAAACTATGTGAATTTAATGTGTCATGTACCAAGCGATGTGGGCGGGTTTGAAGTTAATGCAGTAGGCATTTATGATGAAGCAGGAGATTTGCTTGCAGTAGGAAATGTCCCACGCACTTATAAACCTATCTTAAAAGAAGGCAGCGCTAAAGAGCTTATGATAAAAATTGTCATGGAGCTTTCTAATGCAGAGGAAGTTATTTTAAAACTAGATCCTAGTGTAATCATGGCAAGTCGTGATTATGTGGATGCTATTAAAGTGGAACTCAATCTTAAAATTGATGCTTTAACGCAAAAATATGATGCAGAGTTTAAAAAAGTATGGGATGAGTTTGCTAAATATCTTTTAGAAAATAAATTTAATACAGAAATTGCCAAATATGTTACTTTAGCTACTAATCAAACCATTGCAGGAGCTAAAAACTTTACCAAACTACCTACAAGCTCTATAAAAGCTACAAATGACAATCAATTTGTAAATTTAGCTACCTTAAAAGAACAAGCTCCTAGCTTAATAGGAGGATTGGGAGTAAATCAAGCTTGGCAAAATGTTTCAAGAGCCTTTGATGTAACTTATACAAATAATACAGGAAAACCCATAGCAGCCAAATTTCAAGTTAATGCTAGTGCAAGTGGGGGTGTCAGTTTTTCTTGTAGTGAGCAATTTGTAGTTTCTATGTTTCAAACTTCATTATCCAATGGTGGAGTAAGTCGAACTTATTTTGGTTTTGGAATCATTCCACCAAATGGGCAATACAGATTAAATACACCAGAACACAGCGGATTTTACCCAAGCAAAAGCATTGTATCTTTTATGGAGCTTAGATAAGCATCAAGCAAATAAGGAGAAAAAATGAAATATTTTATAGACAAAAACGATAATAATCAAATTTATGCTTATGAGGATGAAGTGAGCGATGAGCAAATTAAAACAGGCTTAACACCTATTAACGAAGAAGAATTTAACTCTTTAATAAATCCTCCTAAAAGCGAAGAAGAGCTTTTAAACGAGGCAAAAGAGTTAAAAATCAACGAGATTAATGCAAAAAAAGAAAATATTCTAAATGGTGGATTTTCTTTTAAAGGTAAAATCTATCAAAGTTCTAATGAAGATCAGTTAAGAATTAATGGAGCAGTAACCAATGCTCTTGTTAATCCTAATTTAATTCCTTATATTGATTGGATTGCGCTTGATAATTCAACTACAAGATTTAGCGTAGATGAGTTTAAACTCTTTGCAAGTAGCATGGCTTATTTTGTGCAAGAAACTATTTTTAAAGCAAGTGCTTTAAAAGAAAAAGCTAGAAATGCACAAAGCAAAGAAGAACTTGATTTAATTGTTTGGGAGAGTGAAAAATGACTAAAACAGAATTAAAAAGGGTTTGTGTAAAGCCCTATGATAAAGACAGGTTTGAAGTGATTAGTGATTATGCTTTTTCTTTACCAAATTATAAAGGCATTGTACCACAAGGCTTTAAAACTGATGGTGCAAGTATCCCACGCCTTTTTTGGTCTTTGTTTCCACCTTTTAAAAGTGAGTATTTTAGCGCTTGTGTGGTGCATGATTTTTTATGCGAAAAAGCAAATTCAAGAACTGATTATAGGACAGCTGATTTAGCATTAAAAGAAGCTATGACTTTGCTTGGATGTTCTAAGTTTAAAATCTTTGTATTTTATCATTCTTGCAATCTTTATCATGCAATAAAATGCTTGATAAAAGGAAAATAAAAAAAAGGTGAGCTACCCACGCAGTGGGACGGGGGCTTTAGTAAAAGCGACTTTGGGCGGATTTTATTCGCACAAAGTGAAAGCATAAAAAGGAGTTAAAATGAAAGATTATGGAATTTCTTTTATTCCAGATATTAATCAAGGCTCAAAAGAGCCAAGTGAACCTATAGTTAGTGATAAGCTTAATGCTCAAAAAGTTAATGAGCTTATAGATAAAAAACTAAAGCTTTTTAAAGAAGAGCTTGTTAATAAAGAGGAACTTAAAAGTCTCATTGAGGAAATTTTACAAGATCAAAATTTCCAAAATACAAACATAAAAATATCAAAAACCCCACCTAACTACAATACACAAGCTAAAGTAGGAGAAATTTGGGCGGTTTTAGAAAGTAAAAAGCAATTATTTATTTGCACTGCTAATGATAATGATTTTACAAGCTGGGTTGATTTACTAGGAGATGGTAGCAATGATATTATCCCTAAAGAAAAAATCATCATCACATTTGATAACACTACAACAGGTGGACAATATGGGGGTTGTATGAGTGATTTAAGACTTGGTTTTGAAAATGGTTTTGCTACTCCAAATAAAGTTCAAGATGAATATGAAAACGCAAAATTCACTATGACTAAAGATGGTAATGGTCTTAATAGAAGCGATTTTACTATAGATTCTAATCCTATTGCAGGAGAAAACCAAATTTTAGGAACGATTAAGACAAGTGGTATTTATCAAGAAACCTATCACAAAATCGCCCATGTGTTTAAAAAATATAATGGTGGCGCTGATGAGTGTTGCTTATGGTCTAGTTCAGGAAGTAGAGAGGTAAGCATAGAACTTGAAAATACACCAATGCCCAATAAGCTTTTTGCTAGAGGTAATGGATATTATGGTCAAACAGAAATTACCAATGTAAGAGTAAAAAAATCCATTTTTATAGGTGAGCAAGAAATTCAAAGTGAAGATTTTAATGTTGAAAAGTTAGAAGCTAGTTCTGATACTTATGGAGATTATGCTTTTTTATTTGAAATTTCTAAACAAGATCAAATTGTTATGAAAAAAGAGCTTAATTTAAATCCTAAAAAAAACAAAAAATACAAAAAAATGTAAAGAAATAAGGAGTAAATAATGGCAGCAAATTATGGAGTTAATTTTAATATTAGCAATGGTGCGGCAAGTCCTATTAAAGTGCAAAGTGATACGCCTATTGGTATTGCTGGGGCTATAAAAGGTGCAAGTAAAGAAATGATTTACACAAAGGCTGGTTATGAAAGCGTGGAAGCTATGCCAATCTTTGCCTTTTCAAATGTAAATAAAGCAAAAGAATTTGTAAACGATTTAATCAAAGAAAATAACTTACAAGATTTTAGACTTTTAGATACTTTAGAATGTATCAATTTACAAAATGTTTCTAATGTCATAATTATCAGCTTTTTTGAAGAAAGCGAGGAAAGTGAAAACACTTTAACCAATATTGTTAATGCCATAGAAGCTTTTAAAAAAGCAAAGCACAAAACAGGCTTTAGCCCTGATTTAATCATTGCTCCTTATTACTCACATGAAGCAGGAGTAAAGGCTAAGCTTGAAAGTGTGGCAAGTTCTATGAATATCACAGCTATTGTGGATCTTTACGCTACAAATGTTGGCGAAGCTATTAATACAATGGAGGCTTTTAGCTCCAAAAGATTAATTGCCACTTGGCCACAGGTTCAAATCTTAAATACGCAAGGAAAATACGCTTATGTTCCACAATCTCCTATCATCGCAGGTTTAATAGCCCATACAGATGGGGATAAAGAATATGGCTTTAGTGATTCTTACTCAAATAGAGTGATGAATGGGGTTACTGGCACAGAGTATTTTATAGAGTTTATCAATGGTTTTGATTGTGATGCAGATAGATTAAGAAATGCTCATATCTCAACTTGTATTTTAAGTGAAGGTTATCGCTCTTGGGGTGGGGAAACTAGCCATGAAGATACGATTTGGCAAGATTTAGCTCGTGTAAGAACTTTTGATCGTATAGCCCTAGCAGGACAAAAAGCAGCTTTTAAAGCTATTGATAAAAAAGCAAGTGAATTATATTTTATAAAAATCAGCATTGAAGAATTGCTAAGAGATTTAAAAGGAGCTAAGGTTTTAATTGGCTATGAGGTAAGCTGGGATGAAGAAAGAAACACAGATGCCAATGTGAGTGCTGGTAAGTTTTATCTAAATATAAAAATGATGAATAATCCAATCGTTAAACAAATCACTTTAGAGTTCATCTACTCTGATGAGTGGGCAAGTGATTTGATTAAAACTATTAGTGC